GTGGGGTACCAAGTTGAACCTAACGAAGGGAAGTCTTTCATGAATGCTGAACGAGTCAGAACGCGAGGAAATGTGCTTACTGCCAAAGAATACGCAGGATCTAACGTATCCGGTGGCGGTAAACTTGTTACACCCGTGTATTATGCACCCTTTATTCCATCATACGAAAGTACGTATGATGAGGTGCATCCTGGGTACCCCCATGAGGGCGGGCCCTTTGAACGTCTGTATTCTGAACTCTCCTTTACCTCAAAGTCCCAAGGCAAATGGGGACTGGACTTTATGCGCAACGGTACGAGAACTTGCCAGTATTATGAAGGCAAATTTCGTGCCGCGCACGGTCCGATCCCTACTCACCCTACTTCCCGCAAGGAAGAGGCCCGTTCCTATGGGCCCGAGGGCTGGGCGAAAGCCTCGCCTTTGAAACCCGATGTTTCACTCGGTCAATTTATTGCCGAGCTTCGGGAGTCTCCCAGAGCGGTACTTGAAGCAGTATCCACGTTCCGCGCTGCTTTTAAGCGCGGTAGCCGGCATTGGCTTACTCAACCGAGTAAGACAAATCCTGCTATCAGGAGTGTCCGATGTTTCGGAAACTCATATCTGAGCTGGGTATTCGGGTGGAAGCTTTTTCTGCAAGACTTGAGGTCGTGGTACGTGTCTCATTTAGACATGGACCGCCGGATTGCACAGTTGCGTAATAACAACTGTCTCTGGCAGAAGCGAGGAGCTACCGTATTCCGTAATTCTGATGTGGTCCGAGTCGAGCTCAGTGGACTAAGCTTCATTGACCCGATTCCGTCGCCAACGTATGCATCCCTTATTAGAGGGGTGCAGACAACAACGACATCATCAGAGTGCTGGTTTAGCGGTAGGTTCAGGTATTATATACCTGGACTAGACGATCCGAAATGGGGAAAGGCAAAAGCTCTACAAAAGCTGTGGGGTCTATTTGTTGACCCTACACTCGTGTATGAGATCATGCCATGGTCTTGGTTGGTTGATTGGTTTACCGGTTTTGGGCACATTGTAAATAATGCTACCCAGATTGCCGATGACCATCTTGCAGCGCAATATGCTTATATTATGCTGCATAAAACTACCAAGTCCGTGCGTGAGATATCCTGTAAGTTAAATACGGTTGACAACTATGCCGGTACTGCAAAAACGTACTCGACAATTCAAGTTGCCGCCCATACACTTCAGGAGTCAAAAACACGGGTACCCGCCTCTCCTTTTGGTTTCAACTTTAGCTTGCCTTTTTCAAATAGGCAGCTATCCATTCTAACCGCTTTAGGCCTGAGTAGGCTTTAAGCGTTCACATACTTCACTATAGGAGGTACATCATGAGTCTTTCTACTCCCCAGGCAGTAACAATTGATACTGTCGCAACCGACCTTAACCGTATATCCGATGACAAATTCGCATCGGTATACAAGTCGGCTGATGGAAACACAACTCTTACCGTGTCCCATCAGGAGTCGAAAAACCGTTTCAGACGCATGGTACGTCTCGATCGCAGAATTATTGCCGCAGACCCTCTGACCGCTCTTAATGCGTATCAGACGGTTTCGGTGTATATGGTTATCGATGAACCCGTAACGGGTTTCACCGATGCCGCAATCGAAGGCTACGTGGGTGTTCTGAAAACCTGGCTTACCAGCGCGAATATTCTCGCTGTATTGGCCAGCCGGCATTAATGGTACATAGCCGGAAACGCCTCGCGCGGTATCTCTAGACAGTAACTGCCTGGAGACTCATGACTGTTTCCTCTACCTTTACGGAGAGGATTAAAAGACATGAAAGTACCTTACGTGTTGGTCGCGCTGTTGAAAGATTGCGCAACACAGTGTTCAACCGTTGTATCGTCGCGTGATTTGCGAGTCATTGCGAATCGCATGCGCCATGAGGGATTGTCTTTCTTGACAATCACACTGCCGAAGTTTGCTAGTGATTGCATGGTAGCAATCGAGCAAGGTTCGGTGTCTTCTACCCTTTTCTGTGGTTGGAAGAAAAGAGGGTGTCTCCCTGCATTTCTGCAAGGTTTCACTAAACTCATGTTTGACGATGAAGGAAGGAGGTTACCGGATGTCAATCCAGTTGCAGTTAGGTCGATTCGGCAAATTGGTTTTCTGTATAAGAAAGTCAAAATGCCTGTCAACATCAAGCTTTCAAAAAAATCGCTTGAAGAATATGTTGATACCGACCGCTCTTTATCTGGTTTGCTTGATCGGATCAGTCCGGATTACTTGGACTTGTTCGACAAGGTATCCCGCGTCGTGGTTAGTCAGGTGTGTGGTCGCTCTATCAATTTTTATGATGAGCTACTACCTCACCATGGCCCCGGAGGGACCGCTGAGCGTGTATCGGGAAATCGTAAATACGATCCTCGACACTATCAGTGGTATCCCCAACTAGACTCAGTCTTCCGAATGGAAGACACCTTGTACTCCTCGGATGAGGCGTACAAGGAGAGTCTGGAATCCGTCCACGTCGGCGAAGTTCCGGCAGTACGTGTTATTACCGTACCTAAGACCCAGACTTCGGAGAGAGTTATTGCCCTTGAGCCGGTTGCGATTCAAGCAACCCAACAGTCTATCAAAGACTATCTGGTCAGGAGAATCGAGGCAAACAAGCTGACGGGTGGTCATGTGAATTTCACAGACCAGTCGATAAATCAGCGTTTAGCCTTGAGCTCGTCTGTTACCAGGTCCCTTGCGACACTAGACCTAAAAAGTGCGTCCGATCGGGTCCACAAGGATCTTGTCTGGCGTATGTTTAGTGTTAATCCGGAGATGCGAACTGCGATTTTTGCAACTCGATCTCCCCAAGCGGACGTTGGTGGATGTATACTTCAATTAGAAAAGTATGCGTCCATGGGCTCGGCTCTATGCTTCCCGGTGGAATCACTATTCTTTTATGTGATTCTACTGGTATCCGCGCTTAAGCGTAGAGACCTTCCTTCTACGTATGACTCAATTAAACGAGTCACACGTAATCTGTATGTCTACGGGGATGATATCATTTGCCCTGTAGATGAGGTTGAGGATGCCGTCAAGACACTTCACATGTTTGGATGTGTCGTTGGCCTGGACAAGAGCTATTGGCTCTCTCCCTTTCGGGAGTCCTGTGGGGTGGACGCGTACATGGGGGTAGATGTTACTCCGGTGTACATGCGGAAGTTCATTCCAGACGTCCAATTGGATAAGAGACGTAAGCCTCTTATCGGTCCTGATGCTGCTGCAGCTTTGATAAGCTGTACTGCAACGGCGAACCTCTTTAAGATTAAAGGGTTTCACCGTACAGCCGAGGCCCTTAAAGCCGAGGTTGAGGATGTTCTAGGCACGCTGCCTATAGTATCCGCCAACGCATCAGGATTAGGGTGGATTTGGGACACCGGGGTTTATACCATGAAATCTCGGTGGAACAGATCTCTACATAGGATGGAAGTTCTTACCTATGTACCATCTCCTATCTATAAACAGGATAGAGTAGATGGATGGCATGCTCTAACTAAGTGTCTGTTGCGTGCTACGCTTCGGTCTAATGTGGGTCAGGAGAAACCTGATCCATGGCGTGATCCCATTGAACGGATCACGACGTTAGCTGAAGCCGTCGACACCCAGCACTTGGCCAGATCACCGCGGCACGGCGCCGTAACACTAAAACGCCGCTGGGTCACCCCCTAGTTAGAGGGTGAG